CGACACGCCCACCATCACCAAATTCAAGCGCAACGCCCAGCTGATCCGGTATTATAACGACGATCAGGACGGCACGTTTTACGTTCAGAGCATCAAGCGCATCGCCCCGAAGCTCTACACCATCACGGCCACATCCAAGGTCGGCCTGCTGTCCGGCGGCCAGCACATGGGCGGCATCTACAGCGGCGACCTTGCCGGGGACGTGATCCAGGACATCTGCGGCGATGTTGCCGTCATGGTCAAGAGCAATATCTCGGGCATCAAGCTGTATGGCTGGCTGCCTATCGCCACGCCCCGGGAAAACCTCGCGCAGGTGCTGTTCGCCACAGGAGCCACCGTCAAGGAGGACCGGGACGGAACCCTGCGGGTGGAGGGGCTCTGGGACGGCATGTCCTCCATCATCTCCGCCGACCGCATCTATGAGGATTCCAGCGTGGACTACGATTCCGACGTGTCCGGCGTCTCCGTGACGGAGCACCAGTACACCGAGGGCGGCGAGCTGACCAGCCTTTTCGAGGGTACGGCGGCTCAGGGTGACGTCATCACCTTCTCTGAGCCGCACTATGGTCTTGTGGCCACCGGATTTACCATCATCGAGAGCGGTGCCAACTACGCCAAGGTATCCGCCGGCAGCGGGACCCTACAGGGACGGCCGTACATTCACAACACCCGGGAGATCACGCGGACGGTCAACGCGGACGTCGCCGAGAACGTCAAGACGGTGCGCAGCGCCACGCTGGTCTCTCTGGTCAACTCCAAGGCCGTCGCGGAGCGCATGGTGAATTATTACAAGTGCGTGGAGAGCATCAGCGCCCCGACGCTGTACGACCGGGAGCTTCCCGGCGACCGGCTGGGCGTGTACCACCCCTTTGATGAGACGTACGCGGACGCCTGTCTGGAGAGCGAGAGCGTCACCCTGTCCGGCACCCTCAAGGCGCAGGAAAAGAGCGTGGTGGGGTTTGTGCCGATCTTGGTCGAAAGGGAGATCATGTATGAGTACCAGCAGCTAATTGCGGAGGACATGACGTGGACTGTCCCGGAAGGCGTGACGGAGGCCCGCCTCGTTATAATCGGCGGCGGAAGCGGCGGATCGAAGGGAAACGCAGGATCTAACGGCCAAAAAGGCGGGGCTGCGACGGCATCCGCCAAGGGAGGCAGCGGCTCTAGCGACCCCGGAAGCGGAGGAAGCGGCGGCAACCCCGGAAACCCGGGACAGGGCGGAAAAATATTGGCCGTTGATGTCAGTGTGACCGAGGGGAACCGAAATATAGTCGTTTCCGTCGGTGCTGGCGGCGTTGGTGAGACCGAAACGGGAGATGCGACGTCAGGCGGCGAAACTACCGTAGCATATGGCGACACGCTGTATTCGTCCGCAAATGGAGTCCTTATGGACTACGGGTTCCAGGATGTTCTGAGCGGAGTCATATATGGCCGCAAAGGAGATTCTGGGCTGGCTGGTGCCAGCGGTGGCGCTGGCGGCGAAAGCAAGAGCGCCAAGGGAAGCAGCGGCGAAAATCTGGGTCAAAACGCAGGTGGCAATGGAGGTGCCAGAAGCGTAAAAATTGGCCCAAACTTTGCCTACAAGTACACTTATGATAAAACAACCACCACTGGAAACTTGGAAAAGAAAAACGGCGGAGACGTTATTTCCGGATATTTCGGCTATAAATTCGATCCGAGTACCGGCAAGTTTACGCTGACAAATAACGGATCTTACACTTTTCCAAGTGAGGGCACGGCGAATAAGTCGGTCTATGCCGCCAATGGTGATGGCATAGTCGAGTACGCTTATAGCAATGTTGCAAAGGGGAATACCACCTATTACTCCCCGCGGGCCACGTCCTACGACATCGCTTACAATGCATATTCTGGCGGCGGCGGTGGCGGCGGCGCTGCGTACGGGAACGATGGGTACAGCGCATCCAAGGCGGACGGCGCAAATGGTGCGGATGCTTTGGCCCCAGCCGCTGCGGACACCTATGGCACCGGCGGCACCGGCGGCAACGGCGGCGGTGGCGGCGGCGGTGGCGGCGGCAACTATATCGTAACAAGCGAGTACTATACGTCCACCGCCACTGTAGCCGCAACCGGGAACGGGATCGGTGGTGCCGGATCAGGTGGCGGTGATGGCGCTCATGGGTGCGTGCTGGTGTATTACGGAATTCCCAAGAAAGATGTATCCGGAATCATCAAGGACAAAACCGGCAAAAAGATGATCGACAAATACAACCGACTTTTGATCGTGTGAGGAGGGAAAAAGTATGGCACAGACACTGGAGGAGCGCGTGACCGCGCTGGAAACGGCCGTCGCGGCCCTGACGTCCCCCACGGACGGCTACTATCAGTCCAAGTACAGCGGCGAGGAGATCGACGCTCTGCTGGACAAGGTGGCGGCGCTGGACACCGCCGAAACTCAGTAATATAAATTGCGGCCGCGTTGCAGTCTGACGTGCAAATGCAGCGCGGCCGCGGTTATACCCCGGAAAGGATGATGCAAATGCGAAGAATCGCGGTAATGGACACGCGCACCATCGTCATCGGGCGCGTGGGCGAAAACGAAGCGGCGCAGGTGGTATGGCCGGGGCTGCTGGCCAAATGGCGGGGGCTGTACGGCGAGGGCACGGTGCAGCTGGCCGTCCGCCGGGCGATGGACAAGTCCCCGTACCCGGCGGTGTGCACGGTGGACGGGGACGACGTGACGTGGACGGTGAGCGCCGCCGACACGGCCCAGCACGGCACGGGAGAATGCGAGCTGTCCTACCTCGTGGGCGACGTGGTGGTCAAGTCCCAGACGTGGGCGACGCTGACCCTCCGGAGCCTGACCGGAGAGGAGCCGGGCGAGCCGCCGGAGCCGCAGAAAAGCTGGGTGGATCAAGTCATATCTGCGGGGGCAACGGCGGAGAAAGCCGCGACAGCCGCAGCGACCAGCGCCAGCGAAGCACAGGACGCCGCAGCTCACCAACCTACCATTAAAAATGGCACATGGTGGACATGGAATGCCGACGCAGGCGAGTACGAGGATACCGGCACGGCGGCTACCGGCCCGGCAGGCAAAGCAGACATCTCACTTGGCGTAAGTGGGGCGGAAACAGGACAGATTCCGCAGGTCAAGGAGATCGGCGAGGGTGGCAGCCCGACCGCGTGGAAAACGGGCTTGATCGATCTTGCTTTTGGCGATGATGGTCTTTTGCATATCACCATAGACGGCGCGGTAATCGGATCCGGTGTGGACGTTGGGACAAAGCCCGATACCCCAATTGACTTGTTTGATGTGTCGTGGAGCAACTATGCCATCACGTGCGGGCAGAACACAAATAACTATAATGCATGGGCACCTCACAACTTGCAGTATGATGACACCCGAGACGCTTATATTTTCCTCCAGTGTCATTGTAACAGGCATCTGAATGCGACATTTACGACCTGGACATTGAGCCGGATCTACCCGGACGAGTCCTGGAAGGTCGAGGATCTGGGGCTGCCGAACGTAAATAAATTAGGTGCTTTGTGGGTTGAAGATGGAACTTGGTATGTTTTGACCAGTGGCAGTAATGTCGGGTATAAATCGTCTGACGGCGGGGAGACATGGACCCAATTTGCTACCAATCTAACCGCGTCTATTTGGGGTATCTACAAATGCGGGGATGTGTACTATATGGGTAGCGATGCCGTTAGCGATACCTATTACACATCTAAAAATTTGGTTGAGTGAGAAACACATACTTTCGGGTTCTCGGCGCAGTACACGAGCCTCATGGAGGCATCATTTTGTCAATTTTCCGGGTATACGTGGGCTTTTTTGCGGACGAACGACGCTACGCTGGGGCATCCGGTCATCCTGAAATCGCTCGACGGGATAAACTGGGAACTGGTAAGCGACGGCCTGCTGCACTCATATCGATCCGATGTAAGTTGTCTCACTACTAGGGATTACATTGTTCTAGCCGACATCGACAGGGACGCCGGAATTTTGTATTATAGTAAATTTGACGGCGAGACGGTTGAAGTGCTGAATCAGTGGAGCGTAGGAGAGGGCGGAGATGATTTCCATTGCCCATGTCTGTGCAGCAATGGGGTTGATACGATCATCATTGAGTACATGTTGCACAGTTGGACATATACGGGGTCTTTCTCCGATGTGCAGCAGTACAATTGTGAGAATATGATGCTTGTAGGCAAAAAGGACGCGGCGATGCTTAACTTTGTTGCGTTTACCGACATTAACATTCCAAACGACAGTGCTGAGGAATATATAGCCGAAAACTTTGATGTTTATCCAGCTAACGTAGAATTGTCTTATTTCAAGACTATCGTCATGATGTCCGAAAGCGGATACAATGCCGCTCTGGTGTACAAGACACCGGAAATGTTTGCCGCTGGGTTCGAAGAAGCGGCATCAGCCGCGCTGTACAACGGCAACACGCTCGTAGCACTGTACAATTCTGAGGACCCATCGCGATTTGGACCTGATGCGGTCCGCGCACCGACATTCTATTCAGCCTTGTTAACGATACATGACAAATTATATGTATATCGTTACATCGAAGGCGCACTACCAGCAATCCAGCATCGGACGGTGATGAAGGAAGTTACCTATACTCCGAATACAAACAATTTGCAAATTTCCGGCGTGCTTGAAGCCACCTCCAACCTCGGGCTTACAAAGCAAATCCCCTTGTTTAAAGGAGCCGGTGCCACGAATTATCAGATGCGTAATCACAAAAAAATCGAATTTATAGAGGCAGTGACATGACTTGCGTGTGCTGCGGGGCAGAGCTGCCATGCGAGGGGACGCTCATCTGCTGGGCGTGTCAGCAGGAGGTGGGGCCGTGAAGCGGCGGTTGGAATTTTCCAAGCTCATCCTCATCTTTGAGACCGCCCTCGTGGGCTACGTTTCCCACCGTGTGCTGGGCTTTGTGGAGACCGCTATCGCCACGCAGTACGATGGCAGTCTCCCATACCTCACCACGTTTATCAGTGCGGTGTGGGCGGCCTATGGCGCGTCCGTGAGCTTTTATCAAAACAAGTCCGCGAAAGAGAACGTCAAAAAAATAGAAGCGTCCGCCGTCAATACGGACAGGGACGCGTAGGGAGTGACCCCATGGAAGTGCTGAAAATCATTTTGTCCTCCGGCGTGGGAGCCGGTGTAATGGCTATCCTGCTGGCGGCCATCCAGCGAAAGTGGAAGAAGTCTGACGATGAGGACGAGTCCATCAAGGCCCTTGTGACGGCCCAGAAGGTGCTGATGGTGGACCGTGTGCGGCATCTGGGACAGTCGTACATCAACGCCGGGACGATCACGCTGGAGGACAAGGAGACACTGCATGATATGTATTCCGCCTACAAGGCGCTGGGCGGGAACGGGCATTTGACCACGGTGATGGCGGAGGTCGACCGCCTGCCGGTGACGAGAAAGGATGACTGAAATGGAGAAGATCATCAAGCGGCTGGGCAATCTGCTCAGCGTCAAGTCTCTGGTGACGCTGGTGCTTACCGGAGTGTTCGCGTACATGGCGGTGGCCGGGAAGATCAGTCAGGACTTCATGACCATCTACGCGGTGATCATCGCGTTCTACTTCGGCACCCAGAGCCAGAAGGTGCAGGACGCGGTGGACGGTGGCGGCAATGGCGACGGCGAATGAAGTTCTGACCATCGCCCGGGCGGAGCTGGGTACAAAAGAGAGTCCCCGGAACTCCAACAACGTCAAGTACAACACGTGGTACTACGGCAGGCCGGTATCCGGGAACTATCCGTGGTGCATGGCGTTTGTGCAATGGTGTATGCATCAGGCCGAAATCACCCCGGTCATCCGCACGGCGTCCTGCGGGGCGCTGATGCGGGCGGCCATCAAGGCCGGGGAGTGGGTGACGGGGGACGACTACAAGCCCGGGGACGTGGTGACCTACGATTTCCCCGGCGGCGCGGCCACCGACCACACCGGCATCATTGAGAGTTTTGACGGCAAATACGTGACCGCCATCGAGGGCAACACCAGCACGGGGAACGACAGCAACGGCGGCGAGGTCATGCGCCGGAAGCGCAGTCTGGACGTGGTGGTGGGCGCGTGGCGGCCCAAGTATGAGGAGGACGATGACATGACGCAGGAACAGTTCAACAAGATGATGGACACCTATCTGGCCCAGCTGGCGAAGCAGGAGCCGTCCGACTGGTCGGCGGGTGCCCGGGAGTGGGCGGAGGAGACCGGGCTTATCAAGGGCGACGCAAACGGCAGCAAGCAGTACAAGGGCTTTGTCACGAGAGAGCAGTTGGTGGTATTTATGCAGCGGATGAAAAACCTGACATAAGCAAAGAGGGCACCGGGTTTAATCGGTGCCCTCTTTACTATTTCTCGGAAATCTGCCGTGTGCAATCCGTGTGCAATTTTGTTTTCCTTGGCGTGTTTTTGCCTGCCCGGACAGGGCAAAATTAAACGTGGCTGAAATGCCGCAAACAGTTGGGAGAGTACGAAAAAAGCCAGAAACCACACAGCCATGCGGTTTCTGGCTTTGGTGGACAGTACAGGACTCGAACCTGTTTGAAAACGCGAAAAAACGGCTTAACTACGCCATTTTCTCTATTCTTGTGTGCGATCCGTGTGCAATTTGGTTCGGAAAAAGTTATCGAGCTTGGTGTCAACGATGTTGCGTTTCTCGGCCATAGTATGTTGATAAACCGACTTGAGCATGTTATTTGTAGCGTGCCCCATGCGCTCCATAGCATACTTGTCCGGGGTGCCCAGCATGAGCAGAACGGATGCCGCATAGTGCCGGAGATCGTGGAATCTCATCTTCCGGACCCCGGCTTTTTTACACGTCTGGTCGAAATGATAGGCGAGCGTGCTGGCATTGACCGGAACTACATTATCGGTTTCACTGGCTTCGATCATGCGGGCGATCTCATCCGGAACTTTAATTTTGCGATCTCCGGAATAGGATTTCGGCCGCTTGACAGACTCGCCGCCGACGGATCTGACCTTCGCCTGCTTTATGTGGAGCAGATTCCCGGACAGGCAGTCTTTGCGCAGGGCGAGTATCTCCGACCGGCGAAGCCCCAGAAACGCAGCCAGAATAATGGCCGTCCGCGTATACCCGGTCGCGGCATCAAGCAGGGCGTTTACCTCGTCCGTGGTGGGGACTACGATTTCCGTCTTTACTTTTTTAGGCAGCACAACATCGCTGTAGCGGACGTCGCTGACGGGAGTGACGGCGGCCTGAAACAGCGCGAATGTGTTCCGCACCGTCTTTGGGGAGTGGCTGCCCGCAAGGCCATTGACCCATCGCTGCGTGACGTCCAGCGTCATCTCCGCCACCAGCTTGCCTTTTATGGGTTCAAAGTCATTCTTCGCGGCCCGCTTATACTCATACAGCGTGGACGGTGAGAGGATCGCGGCGCGGCTCTCGATGTAATTGTCGAGGGCCTGGGCTACCGTGAGCCTGGACGGCGTCCGGGCGGCAAGGAATCCGTCCCGCAGGGCGAGCGCTTTGCTGTGGGCCAGCACCGGATCTTCGTCAACGACACTGTGACGTTTCCCGTCAACTGTTATCTGGCACCGCCACTGCCCCGAAGGCAGCTCCTGCGGCGTTGGGTTCTTCAGTTTTGCCGCCTTTGCGCGGCTGCGCCGCCTCTCCTGTTCGGTCATGGGACTTCCCTCCTTTCGGTCATTTACGGCAAATCCGCAGACGTCTGCGGATCATGTTGTCATATTATGTTCTATTGCAAATCCCACAAATTTTTTGAGATTTTTTTGGCAATGATGAATGTATACTTTGATAATAGTGCAGGATATAATGATTACGCAAAGGTTATGCCTTTGCCAGATCAAGAAATGACCTCGTCATCTTCGTCATCTGCCCCATCCCTGCCGCCTGTCTCCGGGCGACTTATAAATTCGGGACCTGCTTTGGATTGCCCCCTGCCGTCCGGGGACTTACAAATAGGCGGCTTGTACCAGCCTCCCTGAGATATGCCGTAGGGAGGCATTTACATTAAGAGAGGGATTTGCCCATGGATGTTGCACTGTATGGACTTTGTGTCATCAATGATAAGTACTTTGAAGATTTTCCGAGTATTCGCCATATGAGCAACAAACATGAGGCACGCCCGTACTACTTAGCAGTTCGAGAAGAAAACGGTATCATCTGGGTGATTCCTTTAAGCTCGCGGGTTGACAAGTACAGATCAAAAATTGCCGCTGACGAGGAAAAGCATCGAGACAGCATTTTTTACTACATAAGCAGAGTTAAAGGAAGCGAAAGCGTATTTTTGATTGGAAATGTAATCCCAGTCACCGCAGATTATGTAAAAAAGCCGTTCACAGTCAGCGGGAAGCCGTTTGTGATTGAAAACAGCAGCGACATAAAGAAAATCAAAAGCAAGCTGAGCCGATACCTGACAATGGTGCGGCGGGGCATGCTCCACCCGGCAGTAGATATTCTATCCATCGAACGAGCACTTAAAAACAGAGTCAGAGAAGCAGAGTATATTATTTGAAATTTTCCGTCCCTCGCTGCGGTGAGGGGCGGTTTTTTTATTTATGCGCTTCAAATCCGCAGACGTCTGCGGATTTGGGGTATGCGCTTATGCGTCGTAAAAGCGCCGGAGGGCCTGAAGCGGGGGCAGGAACTCGGTGCAGATCTGCCGGGCAATGGAAACGGCTGTGGCCTCGTCGTACACGTAGGAGGTCAGATTGCGGGCGGTCAGAATATTATTCCATGCGTCGGCGTCGGCGATCACACCGGCGGCGAAGGCCTCCCGCAGGATGCCGCGGGGCGAGGCGATGGACAGGACCATGCCCTGATCCTCCAGATATTCCTTGATGGACTTCCACGCCAGCTCCACGGTGAACTCAAAGCGCTGGATCAGGCCGTCCCGGTACAGGGAGTCGTCGGATGCCTCCTGATACCGCGCCACGGCGGTCTCCAGCTGGGCCAGCGCGTTGTTGTAGTTTTCAATTTTTTGCAGCATAAAGGGTCACGCCGTCCTTTTCGATGTTTTTCAGAAACGCGGGGTCCATGTCGGGGGAAACGTGGACGATGTCCAGCTTCAGCAGGGTGGGCAGCTCCTCGGCTTCCAGCCAGAAGGCCCCGCGCTCCGCCTGCGGCATGTCATATACGGCAAGATCGATGTCGCTGCGGAGGTGATTGTCGCCCCGCGCCCGGGAGCCGAACAGCACCAGACGGCGGGCGCTGTGCCGCAGGGCAAGGGCGGCCAGCTGCTCATAGATCTGTTCCACGTTTGGTCCCTCCTTTCGGTGGCGCGCGGATTCAAATCCGCAGACGTCTGCGAATTTGGTCAATACTTCGCCCGGAGCTCCACCACCCGGCCGATCACCCGGACGGGCAGGCGCTCCACGTCGGCGGCGCTGTAAAACTGAACATCATACGACGGGTTGGTCGGGATCAGCGAGATCCCGTCCGACCCGTATTTTATTTTCTTCACTGTGGCGCTCTCGCCGTTGACCAGCACCACCACGGTGTCGCCGGTCTCGGCGGAATCCTGCTTGCGGACGATGACCACGTCGCCGCTGCGCATCCGTGGCTCCATGCTGGCACCTTTGACGCGCAGGCCGAAGAACTCGCCGGTGGCGGCCATGGCCGCGTCGATCTCTTCGTAGTCCACGATGTCGGTGACGGCCTCAATGGGAATGCCCGCGGCCACGTCGCCGAGGACGGGGATGCGGACGCCGCCGGCTTTGATTGGAGCGCTTCCTCCAAGAAGATAATCTACAGAAGTATCGAAAATAGATGCCATTCTTTGGAGCGAATCACGGTCCGGAAATGATTTTTCATTTTCCCAATTTGAAATCGTATTAGCTTTTACATTCAGCTGATTTGCGAGGTCACTCTGTTTCATTTGATGTATTGTTCGTAGTTGGCGTATTCGATTCATTGAAACCACCTCTACAGAAATCATAAATCTTGAAGTGATGTGTTGCAATATATCTTCACAAATCTTGATTATTTTTTGAAGTGGAGGCTTGACAAATCAAGTAATGTGAAGTATATATAATTATGTCAAGAAACTTGAGATTGCGAGACAAGAAAATCAAGAAAGGATATTTTGTTCTATCCTACGCATAGAACAAAATATCACATTTGTTGTTGACAAATGTGATATTTTGTTCTATCCTACGCATAGAACAAAATATCACATTTGTTGTTGACAAATGTGATGGGTGTTAGGGAGGTGCGAATGAGTGAACGAGATAATTGAGACCGGGAGCAGCCTGTGGGAAGAAGTCGGAAACAGATGCCTCCGTTGTGCACTTGCAGTCCTGAATGAAAACACGATCCCGACTGCGGCAGCAGTCGGGATCGTAAAGGAACTGGTGCAGACGGCCATCGAGATCGATACGCTTAATCTCTGGCGGTCCGTCCAGATCCACTCCGGCTCGGCGGCTTTCGCGGATACTGAGCTTTTGCGGCGGGAATTCATCGATCCGGAAGCTCTGATGCGGAAAGTTTTTCGTTCAGCCATTGGTGATATTCAGCAAGCATCCCGCGCGCAAGGGCAAGAGACGTCCGGACGATAAGCTCGTACTGCTCCTGTGTGAATGCGCCGGACCGGTCGCCTACCGTATAAGAGCCGTAATGATGCATATCGTAGTCGGCCTTATCCGGGTCGATGCTGTCCAGAAATTCGCTGAATGACGGCAGTTTTTGCATAAAATCACCTCCTTCCGCTGCCAGTATAGCACGGCGGCGGGAGTGGAGACAAGGAAAGGAGTGATACCATGAAGGTCATGAGGATCCGCGAGCTTCGGGAGCGCGCAAATCTCCAGCAGAGCCAGATCGCGGAGCGGATGGGCGTTGTCCAGAGCGCTGTCGCCAACTGGGAGAATGAAATAGCCCTTCCCCGGGCACGTCAGTTGCCGCTGCTGGCGCAGGTGCTGGGTTGCTCCATCGACGAGCTTTATAACCACGACGAGGAGGCCAGCTGACCGATGAGCCTATCGTACCACGGAAAAGGAGGAAGCACCATGCAGAACGATTGCCGGAATATCTACCGGGCTGCCCGGAATGTTGCCGGCCTGACGCAGGAGCGGGCCGCGGAGATGCTGGGCATTTCCGTCCGGTCGCTTGCGGACTACGAGACGGGCGTCCGGACGCCGCCCAACGAGGTCGTCAACGATATGGTCATGTGCTACAACAGCCAGCTGCTGGCCATCCAGCACCTGCGCGCGTCGGCGGAAGCCGCCCGGAAGATCCTGCCCGAGGTGCGGGCCATGCGCCTGCCGGAGGCGGCGCTGACGCTGATTGACGCGATCTATGACTTTGCCGACGACCGTCTGGACCGGGAGCTGATCGACATCGCCCGGGACGGCGTGATCTCGGAGGACGAACGCCCGCGGTTTGAGCGGGTCGTGGAAAAGATCCGGACCATTACAGCGGCGGCCATGGCCGTGAGCTGTGCGACAGAGAAGTGAGGAGGGAAACGATCCATGCCGAAGATAATTTTGACTCAGGCCCAGCGGGAAGAGGAACGCAGGCTGGCTTATCAGCGTTCTGTGACCGACGCGCTGGCCATCGCGCGGAACCGGGATTTCAATTCGGTCAAGGCGATCGCGGACAAGACCGGCGTGCCGGTCAAGGCCCTGCGGCGGATGCTGCACGGCGACTACACCGCGCCCGTTCCGGCGGATAAGATGATGATCCTGCTGGAGCTGGCCCGGCATTATATGCGCGTCAGCCAGCGGGACGGAGCTGCCGCCGGGATGGAATAGGGAGGTACATATGAAAGACCTGATCGCATTTATGCTGATCCTGCTGTTCGCGGCCTGCGCAGACGGGCTGATGGAAAAGGGCATCCCGGTATTTCTGGCCGTGGGGATTCTGGTGCTGGGCACGGCCGGGGCGCTGGTGTGCGCCGAGGGGAGGAAACGATGATGGACAAGCCGCTCCGGGCAATAAAAAAGCGCCCCGGCGGATGCGGGCACATCCGTCGGGACGCAGGCAGCGAAGAACGCTACCATGAGAACACTGTAAGTATAGCACGCTTTAATCAGGATGACAAGGGGGTGATTTTGTGATGAACGACCGGCAAATCGAGATCATCCGGGACGAGGATCCCTATACCCGGATTCCGAAGGCCCTGATCGAGGACGACGGGCTTCGGCTTCAGACGAAGATGGTGCTTATCATGATGCTGAGTGTGCGCCCGGACTGGGATTTCTCAATTCGGGGAATGGCGAAGATCGCGCAGGTGACCAAGGACACCATGTCGAAGATGATGGCCGAGCTGGAGACGGCTGGCTACGTGAAGCGCAAGGTTCAGGAACGCGCGGCGGCGGGACAGTTTGCGAAGGCCGGGTATCTGGTGTCCGGCAAGCCAATTTTTCTTACAGATGCCTGTCATAAAAACTATGACACGGCGGACGGCGCAGACGAACCGTGTCCTGATTCATCGTACACGGATAAGCCGTACACGATAAATTCGCCGCAATTAAATAATAAACAAGTAATAAATAAACAAGTAAATAAAACCCCCTATAGTCCCCCGGAGGGGGACGGCGCGGCGGACGAGCCAAAACCGCCGAAGAAAAAGACGGAGCCGTACCGGCTGGACTGGTTCGAGGCCTTCTGGGCGAAATACCCCCGGAAGGACAACAAGCAGACGGCCCTGCGGGCATGGTGCAGGCTGAAGCCGGACCGGGAGACCTGCGGACACATGGCGGCGGCGCTGGAGCGGGACAAGCAGTCCCGCCAGTGGACGAAGGACAACGGCGAGTTTATCCCCATGCCGTCCACATGGCTCAACCAGCGCCGGTGGGAAAACGAGGGCGTAGATCTCTCTCAGCTGCCGCAGGCCAGTGATTCCGGCGGCTACTGGGCGCCGGATCCGGAGGTGACGTGATGGTCAAGTGCCTGATCTATCACTGCGGCAGGGTCTACGGCGCCCCCTGCTGTACATACTGCGATTTGCAAGCGGACTGCCCGGACCGGTGTAAAAACAGCCCGGACCGCTGCAAGTGCTGGAGGGACCTCCCGGACGGCCAGCGCCGGGCAAAGCAGCACACGCTGTACGATTCCCGCCAGATCGTCGCCCTGTATCACGAGGGCCGGAGCTACGACCAGATCGCCGAGGAGGTGGGCTGCGGCCGGAGCACGGTGACGCTCATCCTGCGCAAGGCCGGGGAGCTGTCCCGCAAGGGACGCGGCCCGATCATCGATTACGACATGGTGCGGACGCTCCACGACGTCGGCCTGACCAACCGGGAGGTCGCCAGGCGGCTGGGCTGCTCCGAAGCGTCGGTGTCCATCATCCTCCGGCAGAGGAGGCGTGATGATGGCTGACGATGCGGACGTGCTCAAAATGGACTCGCTGTCGTATCAAAGGGCGGTCATCGGCTCCATGCTCATCGACGACCGCTGCGTGGGCGCGGTGCTGGCCAAGCTGGCGCCGGAGGATTTTTCGGACGGCCCTTGCCGCAGCGCATACCGGGCCATCAAGGGCCAGTTCCTCGCCGGACTCCCGGTTGACCCGGTCCTGATCCAAGGGAAAATCGGTGGCGGCGAGGCGTGGGCCAGATGGGCGGCGGAGCTGATGCAGGAGACACCCACCGCAGCCAATGCGGAATTTTACGCGGACGAGGTTCGCAAGTGGGCTAATTTCTGGCGGCAGCGGGAGCAGGCGGGAAAGATATTGTCCGCGCTTACTCCCGACGAATCAGACCAGCTTGCCCGCGGTATGGCTGGGCTGGTCGGTACAAACTCCCGAGGTCGGACGGTAACAGCCGAGGAACTGGCCCGGGATTTCCATCAGCGCATCACCAGCCCGGAAAAACCGGAGTATCTCCCGTGGGGGATTCCTTCCGCCGATCGGGACGTTCATGCGGAGCTGGGAGACGTGATCCTGCTGGGCGGGTACGCTTCGGCAGGCAAGACGCTGCTGTCCATCCAGATGGCCCTTGCGCAGGCCAAGCGCTACAAGGTCGTGTATTACACGCTGGAGACCCAGCTGGAAAAAATGGCCGACCGGATATTTGCTCACCTTGCGAAGATCCCACTGACGGAGATCAAGACCAGAAACCTGTCTGAAATGCAGATCAGCCGCGCGGCCAGCGCGGAGAACCTTTTTGTCAGCAAGACGCCCCTCACGTTCGTTCAGGCTGCGAAGTTTACCGTAGCAGACATCGCAGCGGACGCAGTCTCAAAAGGGGCTCAGATCGTATATATCGACTATTTGCAGCTGATTGAAGGCGATGGGCGGCGCAGCTCGTATGAGCGAGTCAGCGAGATTTCACGCGAGATCAAGGTATTTGCGCAGTCTCACAAAATTGCTGTAGTTGCACTGGCGCAGCTATCCCGGGCAAAGGAGACGGAAAAGCATAGTCAGGTATACATTCCTCCGTCCATGCAGTCTTTTCGCGACTCCGGCCAGATCGAACAGGACGCGGATGCCGCTTTCCTGCTGTGGCCGGAGGACCAGAATAACAACAATTCCCGGCGGGTGCTCAAACTGGCAAAAAATAAAGAGGGGCCGAAATTTACCCGGCGTTTGGACTTTAACGGCCCCACCCAGACCATGGTGGAACTGGAAAACGACGACGATGAAGATGAGGCCGAGCCGAAAGCCAATGTGGCCCGTCAGCTGGCCGCCGCGGGCCGGGCGGCGAAGGCCGCCAACCGCGGTCGGAGAATGACGGGGCCGGTCCAGTTTCAGGAGGTCAACGTGAGCGACGCGGACAATCCGTTTTTAGGGGGCGGGACATGAGCAGGATACCGAGATACGTCACTTTGCTGCTGTATGAGATGGCCCGTCATCGGGCCATGGCGAAGATCGCCGAGACCGCCGAGATCCGGGACGGACATCTGGAGACGGCGGACGCCTGCTGGGCCGGAGCCGTAGCGCTCCAGTGCGCGGCGGCGCGGAAAAACGCCCAAAAGTAACAAACAGGAGGAATATCACCATGAGAACAACAGAGACGCTGGTCACCACGGCGGGGCCGGAGCAGCCCGCCGCCCGGGACATCGAGATCATCACCGGCGAGATCCTCGACGCGAAGCGCGCCGGCGGGGAGGCCATCCTCACCATCGGCCAGCGGCTGTCGGAGGCAAAGGCCATGCTGGACCACGGGGAGTGGCTGCCGTGGCTGACGGAGCGGGTGGAGTTTTCCGAGCGCTCCGCGCAGAATTTCATGCGGCTGGCCCGGGAGTGGTCAAATCCGCAGACGCTTGCGGATTTGGGCGCGTCCAAGGCGTTGACGCTGCTGGCCCTCCCGGAGGAGGAGCGGGATGAGTTCATCTCTTCCGTCCACATGGTGGACGGGGAAGAGAAGACCGCCGCGGAGATGTCCGCCCGGGAGCTGGCGCAGGCCATCCGGGATCGGGACGCCGCCCGTCTGGACGCCGAGAAGGCCGCGGCGGAGCAGCGGACCGCGGAGCTTGCCCGGGATGAGATCGCCCGTCAGATGCAGGTGGTCAACGAGAGTCTCGCCGAGTCCTCCCGCCAGCTGGAGCAGACCCGGAAGGAGCTGGAGGAGCTGCGGGCCCGTCCGGTGGAGGTGGCCGTGGAGCAGGTGGCCGACCCTGAGACCGTCAAAAAGGCGCAGGACGAGGCCCGGGCGGAGATGCAGGCCAAGTTGGATAAGGCCAAGGCCGCCAAGGACAAGGCCGAGAAGCAGAAAAAGGAGCTGGCCGAGGAGCTTGCCGCCGCCACCGCCAAGCTGGACGCGCTGGCCAAAGAGGAGAAAAAGGCGGCGATCTCCAGCGACAAGGACCTTGCGGCCTTTGAGATCCTGTTCGGTCAGGCGCAGGACGTGATCAACAAGCTCCACGGCCTGATGCTCAAGCTCCGGTCCCGCGAGGATCCGTCCTCGGCGGAGGGCGTCCGCCGGGCGCTGCTGGCGCTGGCGGACAAGGTAAAGGGGGCGGCGGAATGAGCTACCGGGAGCAGGCAGTGGAGAAGCTCACCGCCGAGTACGGCGAATTCAAGGGCGACCGCTATCAGAAATATCTGAAGAAGCCTGTATTTGAGCAGCTGATCGATTTCTGCCAGAAGAATGAGGAGTTCGCGCAGGCAGTTGCGCAGGGTGGGACATTTGCGGACTGCATGGATGTCGTCTCGAAGGGCGTTGGAGAATATATGCCAGACTGCGAAGCCTACCGCCGGGCCGCCGCGTTTTACTTCGCCGGGGCCACCGTCGCCATGGAGCTGCGGATCCAGCTGGAGCCCGCCGAGACGGACAGCCGGGACATTGTCATCGACCTGTCCGACTTTTTCTGAGGGGGCGCGGCGATGAAGATCGAGGAACGGGAGCGGCAGATCCTCAACAACTGGCCGATGGTCACCGAGGCGGACATTGAGCTGATGAACGACGAATTCCCGCACTATATTTTCTTCCGCCGCCGGAAGGACGGCGGCGCGGAGTATTTTACCTCCTGCTGCGGCAAGCGGCACACGCTGGAGGGCATCCGGCGAACAGACACCCCGGAGGACCGGGCGCTGCTGGCCGCCAGCATCCACAATGGGCTGTGCGACTGCCCGTGGTGCGGCCGGGGAACCACGATGAAGGATCTGGCCCGGGCGGGAAAGCGGAAATCGCTGGAAGCAAATCGGTGCGTCCTGCTGCTCCACGATCAGGACGGCGCCCTCTACGCGGACGCGCTGGTCCTGAACAAGCGGTACAGGACGGAGGACGAGCTGACGGCCCGGCCCTGTTACTGGGTGTCCAGCGGCTACCGCTTCGCCCCCGGCGAGATCATGCAGGCAGACTATCAGTTCTGGGGCTGTGATGAAGATCCGTACATCACGTGGGAGCGAGGGAAACTGAGCAGCCGGAGGCTGGTGCAGGAGCCGTTTAACGTCGGATGCATCAGCATCTACCGGCATGAGCCCTACTCCGTCCTCAACCGCTGTGAGTTGGAGGATGATCCGGCGCTCCGGTACTGTCAGTATTTCGGCGGCTGGGATTATCGGCCCTTCGGCCCCCGCGGGTATCCCCACAAGTGCGATGATTTTGTCAGCTACCTGACCGCCTACTGCATCTATCCCCGGCAGATCGAGATGCTGGTAAAGGCCGGGCTGTACCAGCCGGTGGAGGCCCTTGTCTATCAGCGCAAAAAGTTTGCCGCCGCCATCCGCTGGGAGGAGCCGGACGTCCGCAAGGCCATGGGTCTGACAAAGCAGGAGCTGCGTCAGGTCATCGCGCTCCAGCCGGATTTCGGGGCGCTGGAGTGCCGGAACTACGCCAACCGGCACCTGAACGCGGGGTGGTCTATCCCGGACGCGATGGATTTTTGGAATTTGTTTTGGCAACTTGATGACCGCATGGCGGTCCTGCGCATGTGCAGAAAGTACAGGCTGGACGTCAACCGGCTGGTCCGCTATCTGGCGGAGTTCACCGAGACCATTGAGGGCCTGCGGATGTGGGACGCTTACGAGCTGTACCGGGACTACATCGACGCGGCATGGCATCTCGGCCGGTGCATGGAGCACAGCCGGGTGCTCTGGCCGGAGGATCTGATCGCCGCCCACGACACCGCGACGGACCAGTGGGCCGCGGCGCAGGACGCGCAGGCGGAAAAAAAGGATGCCCGGAAGATCAAGGACGCCAAGGGCCGCAAGTCCAAGTATGAGTTTGAGCTGGATGGCCTGCGGATCGTGTTCCCCCTGTCCTCCGCCGCCATCAAGCGGGAGGGGCAGGCCCTGAATCACTGCGTGGGCGGATATGCCGAGCGGCACATCAGGGGCGTGCTGTCCATCGTGTTCCTGCGGAAAGCGGCCACGCCCCACGTGCCTTACGTGACCATCGAGATGCGCGGCAATCAGATCCAGCAGATCCATGGCGAGAGCAACGATCTGCACGACAGCATCGGACCGCGCCGCCGACACAAGGAGTTTCTGGACACGTGGCTGCGCTGGCTTCAGGCCGGCAGCCCGCGGAACGAGGACGGGACGCCGAAAATCTCCCGCCCGAAAAAGCAAAAGGAGGCAGCTGCGTCATGAGCAGACTGACATACAACAAACCCAACGGCGAGTGGGGCATTGAGGGCGTGGACCTGTCCGCGCTCCCGCCCAAGGTGTACGGCGCGGTGGCCAAGCTCAAGGACATAGAGTCCGGCAGGTACCCGGACGTCGCCTCCACGGAACTGGCTCTGAGAACGCTGGCCGACGATGTGGCGGGCGGCCCCGCCTGCGCCGGGTGCGGCAGTGAGCACAGCTGCAATATGCTGGGGTGCGCGGTGCTGCTCAAGGCCGCCCGGGTGCTGAAATTATACATTGCGGGAGGGAGAACGGATGGATCGACTGACTAATAAGCATGAGGCTGATGCTCAGCGCAAAGACTACGAGAATCGGATCCGGAACGGATACCCGCGCAATGTCCCGGAGGAGCGGTTTCTCCGGCTCGCCGCCTACGAAGACACGCACATGATGCCGTCTGACGTTATGTCCATGCGCATGGATATGGCGATCCTCACAGCGTTGTTTGACGGTATAGACGTGGATCGGATGCGTGAGCTGGTCTCGGCCGAGAAAGACGGGCGCGTGGTGGTGCTGCCGTGCAAGGTTGGCGATACGGTGTATCGGGTATTTAATCCCCCAGACCGTGAACCTGTAATCTCAGCGCACACGCTTATGTCCGCTGATTACATTGTCCGGTGGCTTGATAAGTTCGGCAAAAGCGTATTCCTCACCCGCGAGGAAGCGGAGCGGGCAATGAGAAAGGAGGACGACGATGACTGAGATCTTTGTCGCTTTGGGTGAACCCGAAGTGCTGGCCCAGCTGGCCGAGGAGGCGGCGGAACTGGCGCAGGCGGCCCTCAAGTTGCGCCGGGTGCTGGATGGGCGGAACCCCACGCCCGTGACCGGGCAGGAGGCTCGCCGGAATCTCATGGAAGAATACACCGACGTGGTGCATTGCGCGATGGAGCTGGGACTGAGAGAAAGTCCGTATCTGATCGCCGAAAAGCATGACCGCTGGCGCCGGAGGCTGGGGGTCGAAGATGATGGGTGGTGTGGACCCATGACTGAGGTTGACGCCCGTATCATTGTGGCGAGGGCAGACTGCAATATGAATGCCAACGAGGTGGCCCGCCGGGAGTACATGCACCGGAACACGGTGATCTACCATCTGGACAAAACGAAGCGGGAGACCGGATTGGACGGCAGGTGCTTTTACGATCTGATCGAGCTGCTGAAAATTGCGAAGGAGGTGCTGGAAGGTGGCTGAAATCATTCGTGGAACAGTCGACGGAAAAAATAAATACTGCCGCATTCCGATCCGTTCCCGGTTGTATGAGACCATGATGGATGACAGTGCAACAGAGCTTTCGGCTGAAAAGATTCTTGCGATGCCGCATGATAAGGCGTGCGCGGTAATTGACGCAATCATGGAGGACTGGCTCTACTGGCTCAAACGCGCCGCAGAACTTTGGGTGTTGACGAGGGAGGTAAAAGATGGCTGACTACATCATGACCAACTTTATCGCAGACGACCCGGTGAACCGCCCGGCCCACTACACGGACGGGAAGATCGAGGTCATCGACTTTATCGAGGACAAGGGGCTGGGGTTCCACTTGGGCAATGCGGTCAAGTACATCGCCCGGGCCGGAAAGAAGGACCCGGACAAGGCTGTTGAGGATCTGGAAAAGGCCCGGTGGTATCTGGACCGGGAGATTGCCCGCCGGAAGGCTGCCCGATGATCCGCGTGGTGATCGACGTGGCGGCGCCGGAGGGGCTGGCGCTGGCGGTCAAAGAGCAGCTGGCCATGCTGCTGGAGCGGTACGGGGACACCCGTGTGGTGTCGGTGACGCCCACGGGGCCGGGCCGAAATTTTGGAGGGAGTCAGTAATATGGGAGTTAAAGAGTTTTCGGACGCGGAACTGATACAGGCTATGCGGTGCTGTAGCTCCGCGAAGCTGGGGTGTGGGCATTGTCCGGCGGACGGCGTGATCTGGTCGGAAGAGTTTGCGTGCTCGGACGCTGTGGTGATTGAGGCCGCCGACCGGCTGGAGAAGCTGTCCTGCCGTCTGGACTCCGCCGCCGGGATGATCCTGCGGCTGGATGATGAGAGGCGGCGGGCCGGTGGCTAAGGCGATCAAGCACATCACCGCCGGATTGCTGCATGTGGAGGTCATCGGGGAGATCCCGCCGGAGCTGCCGGGGCGGCGCCGGCGGGCTTCCCGCAGCCAGCAGACCAGCCCGGCCCAGCAGTTTTACAACAACAAATGCAGCTGGCGGGAGCTGGAGCTCATCATCGCCGCCAACTTCGGCGCCCGGGATTGGGTGATCACGTACACCTACGACGACGCGCATCTCCCGGCGGACAAGCAGGCGGCGGGCCGGGAGATGCAAAAATACTTCCGCAAGGCCCGGGCCGCCCGGCGGCTCCGGGGCGAGGAACTGAGGTACGTATACAACATCGAGGGCTATCACAGCAAGGGCACCGATGACGTGTGGGGCGGGGACGGCGAGCTGGAGGACTGCCGGATCCATCACCATGTGATCATCAACGGCACCGGACCCGGATGCATGGATGAGCTGCGGAGCCTGTGGCATGGCGGCGGGTACATCCGGGCGGAGCCGCTGGACGTCCACTACTACAGCGCGCTGGCTCAGTACATGACCAAGGAGGCCCGGGAGTTCGGCAGGCCGAAGCCGGGAGAACGGACATGGCGGGCATCCCGCAACCTCGCCAAGTACGAGGTGGAGTACATCGAGATCCCCAGCAGCAGCGTGACGCTGGCTCCGCCGCCGGGCGCGGTGGATTACCAGTCCTTCCATGAGCACAATCCCTACGGGTTCGCGGACTGTGTGGGGGCGCGCTACCTATTATATAAGGAGGCAGACCCGCCGGATTACTCCTATACGCGCGGGCGGCGAAGAGCCGGGCCTAATAATTTTTGCACTTGAAACTACTCTTAATAATCGAACAGAGGCGGAGAAAGGAGCCGGGAGGTATTGAAGATACAGACTAAATGTGGTAATCTAACGGTGAAGGATGGCTGGCTGCTTTGTCCAGCCTGCGGCCGGCACAAGGTCCTCCGGGTGACACCTGAGACCTGGGCCGAAAATCTCCCGGTCTACTGCAAGCACTGCGGCCGGGAAAGCATAGTTGACATTGATTTGCGCCTGAGCCAGCGTCGTGTAACGACCCGCGCCTGAGCCTGTGACGAAACCAAGACGGTACGTCAGGGCCCAGGCGCTTTTGTTTTGCCCGGAGGTGATAGCCCGGGACGAGGGCGCCGGCCCTGCGCGGAGGGCAAATCCGCAGACGTCTGCGGATTCCAGGGTGAGGGGGTGACACAGTCGGCGCGCGATGAATTTTACACGTCCGTCCAGTGGAAAGCGCTGCGGGCCAGCGTCCTGCGCTCCAGCAAATACCAGTGCCAGAACTGCGCCAGGTATGGCCGGGGCCGGGACGCCACGACAGTGCATCACGCAAACCCGATCGAGGAACGGCCGGATCTGCGGACGGCGCGGTGGAATCTGGTGGCGCTGTGCGACGAGTGTCACAACGCGATGCACGATCGGACGACGCACAAACTCACAGCACTGGGCGAGCGGTGGCGCGCGAGGGTATCCCCCCCTCCCTCAAAGGCTGAAAAGCAG